CCGTATTCTGTTTAGCATCGGTAGCTCGTACCGATTGCCGTCCAATGGTTCACCTATTTTCCGCGCCTCAAGTCCAAGCTCTGCTAATACAGCCGCATCAACTTCATTAGGATTATCACATATTGCAGGCAAATTCAAAACAGTGTATTGCTCACTGTTTTCTTCTTTCATACTTTCGAGCAATTTTCCCGCCAAATCATCTTCATGCCAACGGGTCATGATAACGCAAATTTTCGCCGTTGGTGTTTTTCGTGTGTAGAAAACCGAACCGTACCATTCCCAAACGTTCTCCCTAACGGTGTAACTTTTCGCCTCTTTTGCGTCTTTAAATGGGTCATCAATCAACCCGCGCTCAAAACCCATGCCGGTAATACCACCACCTACACCAGCCGAACGATATACGCCGCGCCGTCCTACTATCTGAAATACGCTGTTGTTTTTTAGAGCGTTGCCCGTTACTTCTATCTCGTTTCCATCGTCGTCGAAAATAGGTGTTTCGTTTTTGCGTAAATCCTGAATCCGTGTATTCGGAAATATCTCTCTATAAATCGGACTTTCCATTATCCTTTGACAGTCACGATTCATTCGGCTTGCGAGCGCATCGGCATAAGAGCAGGATATTATCTCATAATCAGGATTTTGACCAAAACCCCACGCGGGCAAATTGCGGCTTGCAAGCTCTGATTTACTGTGACGTGGTGGTAAGGAAAGGATTAAGTTTATTTCCCCTCTCCAATACTTCTCCAAATAATACGCAATTATCTTATGCGACCAACCCGCCTTAAAATTAGGGTTCGTTAGCTTTGTGAACTCTAATAGGGATGTGCGGGCTGCTTGTAAGTCAAGCTCCCGTAACGCCTTATCAATCTCATTAAGTTCATGTTCATTCTGTAACACATTGCTTCTCTATTTCAAGTGCTTTTAATTTAAGTTCCCGTAATTCAAGTAGTTGCTCTTTATTGAGCTTAGAATAATCGAGCTTGTTTTCCGGCGTGTAATTCGTATTTTCGGAGTTGATTTTAAGCTCCTGTTTTGCCTTGCCTTCGGTTCTGTCTAATAGCTCTTTTTGGCTTGCTAAGTCACCATTAATTGCCGCTTCTAACAACGAAATGCCTACCATTTCATTTACTGTCTTATCGCTCTCAATCTTTATAACCTTTTGGTAAACCTCACCCTTACCGTTAGTAATGTTTACCGTTCCATCTATCTTAGTTGCGCTACCATATTCGCGCAAAAAGTCCGTTATGGACTTAGGTGGGCGACCTTTTTCGTTTCCCGACTGACCCTTTTTCCATGGTTGTGGTGGTATTGCGTTTGGATTTGCCATGTCCTGCCTTTCACTGTTAATTCACTGTTAATTCTTACTTCTTACTCTCAAATACCACAATTTTACTACTGCAAATACTCTCTACTTCTTTCCTAACATTCCAATACCATGTGTTTTCAGGTTTTACTTCATCTCCGTTATCGTATTCCCTTTCAAAGTCTGGCAGTCTTTGCTTGGTAGTTGACTTGATTGTGACGGTATCGGCAAGAACGGATATAACCCAAACGTGTGTATTGATAAAACCATATTGCCCGCTTTCCGGCGCCGATTCGGCTTGTAAGTAATTACCTGTCACTTGTTTAATTTGCATACCTTCATTGACAAGAACGGACGTAAGCCGCTCGAAAAGCATTTGGTTACTTACCTTACAACTTGCTTTGTATTTGTATGTTGAGTAGCTGCACCCTGAGAGGAAAAGCAGCAATAAGAGTATTTTTTTCATAGTTCACCCAATCCCTAATCTTTTCTTATTAGAGTTAATTTCCGTCACGTTAAATATATATACTAATATAATAGATAACCTATACCTACACCACCATAGGCACCTATACCCGCTGTACCGCCTAAGGGCTGCACAAAGCCCGCTCCGGCTTGTATGCCGATAGTGAGTTTTCGCGGCTGCAATGTGATCGTGTTCGTTACTACCGTATTCGTGTACTTGACTTCAATCGGTGCTCTACTCAGCCGGTAACTGAACATTGCCGACGGGTAATTAAATTCCAAGTTCAGCGTATCGGCATTTTGGATTGTGTCTAATTTCGCCGTAAAGCTCACCGAATCACGTAGGGTGATAAATACACTGTCATTCCTAATTATCGTATCTCTAAAAACGCCGGAATAGGTGTATTTTAATACTGATTTACCCTCACCACTTACGACCGGGACGTAGATATACTCTGTGACCGTATCGCGCTTTATTACCGTGCTTGTTTGCGGCGGTGGCGTTGGATTGCACGATTTGAACATGATTATAATCACAACAAAAATAGCACCTAATCCAAAAGCAAATATGTAAGAGGGAATGTTACTTTTCACCATGAAAACGCCTCGATTTCTTCGGTAGTATCTAATGCCTTTACCACGTTCTCAGCGGCGTTGGAATCTATCCGAATTTGCTTTACCGCCTGCCATGTATTAAGCATGGACTGCCATTCGGATTGCTCGTTTTCTGTTAATTCGCGGTCAAACCGTATTGCATTTAATTCATTCGCCCGTGCGTTCAAATTGGATTGTTTCCACGCCGGTAGTAGCTCGTTTATTCGTTCGGCGGCTTCTCGTTTGATTTGGGAGATTTTTGATTCTTTGGTCATGATTTTTCACATCGTCCGTGAATAGTTCTCCAATACGTTGCCGCGTTTGCCGCTGCACCCCATTGAACTGTATAAAGAATTGTTACGTCTTGAGTAAAGTCAATTCCCGTCCAAAAACGACCGACCGAACCCGAAGCCGCGTAGCTAATTGTCCCGACCGCTGCCGTTGCCGCTGTTGTTGTACTCCCGAATTGACCGACACCCCCCGACGCGTTGTTAAAGTGCGACCAAATTTCATTGCCTATACGGGTAAAATTAAACGTCCGCCGTGAATTGCCTTCCTGCGCTGAACTTGTAATTGCAGACGTGGAAAGTAAAGTTTCGGAACTGCCATTCACCTTGATTTTTAAAGTTAATGTGCGATTACTACCCGCGCCTTGTTTGTGCTTGCTGATAATCGAAGCCGTCACGTCCTCACCGTCTAACCATGTATTCGCGGGTATTACCAACGTCATTACAGCCGTTTCCGTGGTGGTGTTATCGCAATTCGCAATCGTAACCGTCTCACGTAGCAAATTCGCCACCGCCCCGCCTTTGGTCGTTGCACCTGTGCCGCCGTTGGCAATGGGAATAGTATCACCCGTTGCAATCTCTACGGCGTTTCCTGCATCATTTACAAGCGGTTTTTTATCTGCCATATTACACCAATGTTATAGGCATACCACGTTGGAAATTCAGCACCGTTGCCGACGCTGCTTTGCCTAATCTTTGATTCACTTTGCCCGTTCCTGTCGGCGCGCTCGCTACCGCCAAAACACCGCCCGCCGTTGTGGACAAAACGTATTCAGTTCCCGCTGTTAATCCTGAAACGGCTGTATTCGAACCGCGGAAATATACCGTTGCCGTTGCCGAACTCGATACGCTTGCAAGTACGAACCCGTCCGCTTCTTTACCCGCTGTTGTGGCATCAGCTTTGCGTACTTTGATACCACTTGAAATATGGATATTCACAAAGTCACCCGCCGTTAATGCCTCACTTGCGGTAATTGGGGCTGTGTCCGGTCCAACACCTACAGGCATGAATTCGAGAGCGATAAGCCCGCCCGCGTCTGTGGCGACCAACTTACCCGCATCACTTGCACCCGTTGTTGTGGTAATCGCGTTTGTAATGGAATGGTCAAGTACGCCGTCAGAATTAACCGCTACAATCTTCCCCGCGTCACCCGCGCCCGCGCTTGTGTCTATTGACGATTCCTCAACTGCATTCCCCGCGTTATTTTTTAAATATTTTTTCGCTGCCATTTTAAATTAAAATTATGGGTTCTGAAATACTGATAAACATATTAGTTGCTGTTCTTGGTTTGCCTACTATCAGTGAAAAGCCGCTTGTAATTGCCGATTGTGTCAGTTGCCCGTCGGTGCTTAGGAATACAGGTAAATCAACATTCCAATTCCAACTTGATTCTTCTATAAAGCCGCTTACCTGTACCGTTGCCTCACTGCCGATACTTACCGCGCCCGTAGTCATGCCTAAAACTTTGTTTCTGTCCGTTGCCGTGTCCTTGCTTGCGTAAAAACCCTCAACTGTTATAA